TGTTGCTATGGAGTCTGTACCTAATCTTCCAGCAATAGTAGCGGAAGATACGTTTGCCATATCTTCTGCTGCTACTGGATGTCCTCCAGCAGTTGAGCCATCATGTACGACAAGCGTTTCCTTGTCTGTATCTACAGTAACTTCGCCTTCGGCTCCAGTAAAGCTACCGTGTTGCGTGGTTGTTCCACGTCTTAGTTTTAATAATTTTGCCATTAAATTGTTCCGAAGTCGAGTTGTAAGTTAGCACCGTCTATAGTACCTATATTAGACATATTGTTATTTTGTCCATCTAATGCACCACCTAGTTGTGGAGTAGTGTCAGTTACTAGATCTGTATTTAAATTGTCAAATGAAGTTTTAAATGCAGCTATGTCTACACCATCTACAGTACCTGTTACGATAATGTTTGCGTTAACTGTCTGGTTACCAGTGAATGTGTTAGCACCTGTACCAGCTAAGTTACCAGTAGCTGTAACACCACCTTGCCATGTACTACCATTATATACTCTTAATTCGTTAGAAGAAGTATTAAAGTATAGATCTCCAGCAGCTAGTGAATTACCACCTCCATCTTGTGATGGGTTGGAAGATGCTATTTGATATGTGCTAGCAAAGTTGTTTACATCTGCAATATTACTTGCAGTTGTGTTTACATTAGCTATATAACCACCAACATTATTAACATTAGCTATAGAACCAGCTACTGTTGTTATGTAAGCGTTAGATCCAGCTACGGTATTTATATTAGTATTATTACCAGCTACTGTGTTGATATTAGTTGCGTTTGATACAGCAGCATTAATATTACTTGCGTTAGAAACCGCAGCATTAATATTTGACTGGTTGTAGTAAACAGCATTAACATTAGAAATATTATTTCCAACATTATTTACATTTGTGATGTTAGTTGCAACTGTGTCTATTTCAGATGTACCTTCGTTTAAGTCATCAGCAACAGTAGTTATCTTTGCAATGTTTGTTGCCGCAGTATTTACATTAGTTATAGAGCCAGCAACTGTATTAACTGAGTTATTACCTGTTCCTGTTGCTACAGCGTTTGTAATTAGACCTAAATCTTCTTGAAATGTAACATGTCCAGCTACAATATTAATATTAGTTAAGTCAGATGCGTTAGGTGTAGCAGCAGTGAATCCATCACCAGCACTACCATCATAGATCATTAACACTTTGTTAGATGAACTATCAAACCATAAGTCACCATTCTGTAAAGTTGAGCTATCGTATCTAGCTGTAGGTGCAGAAGTACTTATCTGGTAAAGATCTACAAAGTTATTTATATCTGTAACATTGTTACCAGCAGCAGCTATAGCTGTAGCATTTGAAGCAACAGTTGTAACTTCAGTTGCTTTCGGTACTAATCTATGAAATGTATAAGTATTAAGTGTTGAGGTTGATTCGACTAATATTCCAAACCCTGCTGGTAATGTAGAAGTTACACCAGTAATAGTTACTGTGCTATTTCCTACAGTTCCATTTGCTATAGTTACTGTACCACTACTAGGGCTATAAGACTGCGATAGAGAACCAATACTCATTATTGCAGCCTGTCCTGTAGTACCTTGTGGGTTTGTATTTGGAAAAGTTAATTCATTAGCAAGAACAGTGAAACCGCCTATGTCATCAACAAGGTCAATAATTCTTGCGTTGATAGCAGCAGTTGTAGCTACCTTCGCATCAGTGTTAGACCATGTATCTCCACTAGCGATAGTTTCAGTAGAGTCTTGCCTTAAAAATTTAGCTTCAGCTTCTGTCTCAGTATAGTATCTACCATCAAGAGCACCGTTAAGTAGCTCAGTTTCTGTATAGTATCTACCATCTAACGTACCCTCAGCTATCTTATCATTTGTAACTGCGTCGTCAGCTATATCAGCTTCAACGATTGTTCCGTCAACTATATTTGCACTAGCTATAGTTATATCTGTAGGTAGTATACCATTAGCTAACTTATTCATAGAAACAGCATTGTCTGCTATTTTAGTTTCTACTACTGCATCATTAATGATTTCAGATGTACCAACAGAGTTGTCAGCCATCTTAACATTAGTTACAGCATTAGATGCTAAAGCAGCTGAACCAACAGCATTGTCTATAATTTCAGCAGCACCGATAGAATCGTCTGCCATTTTAGATTGGTTTATAGCGTTGTCAGCTATCTTACCATTAGTGACTGCTAGGTTCTGTATAGCATTAGTATCTATAGCATTGTTAGCTACACTGTCTGCATTAACTGCATCTGTTGCTATGTGTTCATTACCGATAGCATCATCTACTATATTATCACCTTCTATAATATCATTAGCTAAGTGTACATGGTCAATAGAACCATCTACATAGTGCTCAGAATCTATCTGGTTATCTGCTATCAAAGCATTTGTGATCTGGTCAGCAGCAATATGCTGAGTATCTATAGACCCATCGACATAATGTTCTGAGTCTATAGAGTCATCATCTATTTTTGTACCGTTGATTGCATCGCCTGCTATCATCGCTCTTGCAACAGTACCAGTATCACCTGTAGTTACTATGTTACCTGTTACGTCAGGTAAAGTAATTGTCCTATCTGCTGTAGGATCAGCGACTGTTAATGTAGTTTCATGTGCATCATCAGTCGCACCTTCAAATATGATCTTAGTGTCTTCACCCATTTTCACGTCTTCGATCATGGTTCCACCAAGAGTACTAAGAAAACGTGCGTTTACTTCTTGTGTAACAAATAAGTTTTGAGTAAAGTTATCGTTAAGGTCTTCTGATTTGATAGCTGAACCAGCATAAAATGTAGCTGTTAGATCGTCAATACCTGTTTCTCTAAATATTCGGATTTTGGTTCCTACGGAAGGAGCAGTATTTAATTGTATTGTGGTTGCGTTGGCTAATGTAAAAGCGGTACTAGCAACCCCATCAAGACTTAGTTTAACGTCTGATGTCTTAAGATATGGGAATGTAAAATTGTACAGAACAGTTGTTGTGTTCTGCTGGGTATATTCGTTCTGTGTAACAGCACTCATTTTAGTTACCGTATTCTATAAGTTGTTTAGTTTCAAGATCTTTCTTTTGTAGTTCACCAGCACCTGTTACATCACCTTCCTTCATGCGGCCTTTAGCCTGTTGTGCATTGTAGATAGATGTTTGTACATGTGGATGTTCACGTAAGTATCTCGCTTCAGCTATTTTTAAAGCTTCACGAATGACTTGGTTAAGATCTTGGTGTATGGGTAGTAGAGTGGTTTTTAATTCTATTTTATCTTTATTGATTTGGTTGTTCTGATTTCTCAGTGCCTTCAAAGCTTTGATCTGTTGTTGATAATCTTTGCGTTTCATAATACGCTCGACTTCTTTAAACAGTTTCTGCTCACCAATATATTTATTTATGATTTCTCTGTCTTCTGGTTTCCATTCGTATGATCCAGTAGAGTCAAACTTAAGTATACCTAAGCCTCTGTACTGAATATCCATTAGAAACTGTCTCCAAGGTTCGTTAGACCCATTAACTTGTATAGGGCTAATAGCGTTAAGTGCTTTTAAGAATGGGTTATCTATATCGTTAATAGGTTGACCTGTCCATATATCTATCTGATTAGGTAGAGTACTTTTTAGACCGGGTATTCTATTTTTAACAAATGCTATAATCTCACCATTAATATCTTTCTGTGCAGCATCTGTAGCGTTAGCTACAACACCAAGACCTCCACTAGCTGGAATCCATGATGATAAACTTTGTGATACAAGTCTGTTAAATGCACGTACGTTACCGTTCATAGCATCAAACAAAGGCTCTACACCAGCTAAAGGTGTTTCGTTTAAGAATGTAGCACCGATAGTCCAAGTCAACTTAGACTCCCAGTTTTCAAGTAGGTTTTCATCAATGTCACTAGCATAGTATGCTAAATCTCCAATGATAGATAAGATATGTTCGATACCTATAATACCTTTGTAACTTACCCACTTGTTACCTATACGTATAGTCTTAGGCTCATAACCCATTTGGTCTCTTTGCTTGTTACGCTCACTCGCATTGTAATGTCCGTTACCACGAATGTTACCAGCCATAGCATAACCAAATAATGTAGATACAAGTAAGCTACTAAATGCCATTCTACCTACATACTCTGCACGTAAGTTCTCAAAGATAACCTGTGCATTAGGCTCTTTAGCCATGACAATACCGTGCTCTAGTAAAGCTTCGGCTATGTCATCAGAAGTCTTAGCATATATAGTTTTACTATACTTACTAATACCGGGTATTAATGTGATAGGTGTCCATGATGCAGCAGCTCTCATATAGTTAGAAGCTGTACGTGGAAACGCCATAACTTCTTTTAATATAGGATATGCTGTTGTAGCATCTGTAAGGTAGCTAGCTAATCCGTCATCTAAGTTTAGCTGTATTTCACCAGCCATAGCTCGTAACGTCTTATCTTTAACAAGTCCATCAGCATCAAAAAACTCATTGTAATATTTTAGCTCTGCTTCCTTAAGTAGATCTGCTTGACCATATATACTACCAAATTCGTAGAATACATCATCATAAGCTTTAGCTCTAGCTAAGTAGTGTGCTAGGTGTGTGGTTGTAAATACGTCAGGAAATACCATAGCGGTCATACCATAACGTAATCCACTCATACCAGCTATTTGCTTAAGTCTAGATGCCATCTTTAATTGATATGCTCTACCCCAGTTACCATCAATCTCATATAACTTAGCCATATCATCCATGATGTCCCAAGCTTTGTCAGTCTTAAATACAAAGTCTTTACGAAACGCTGCCATCATAGCGGTAGGATCTTTATGAGTTCTTTTCATCATCTGGTACGCATCAGTTAATGCACGTCTGTTTGTTTCCCAGACAGCACCATTATAATATATAGTACGTCTAATGCCATCCCAATTACCAGTTACAGCATGTCCTAACGTAGCTGTTATAGGTCTAAGTATAAGCTGTACACCGTTACCTAGTCCAGCTCTGAACGCAGATATACCAGACAACATATTGTTATAGCGTACACCCCATGCAGCCTTAGCAAACAAGTTCATGTTTTTAGGATCAGGACTCTTTAACATACCTACTGGTGTGATCTGATCTGCTGCCCATTTGTATAGTTTAGCAAGACTATCCACATCACCATTAGTATGTGCATATGCGTCAATCAAAGGACGTAGTGCTTCTGGTTTATTCTTACGTAGTTCTTTCAGAGTTTTAGTAAACTTCTTATTCTTAGCATGTATGCTATTCTCAGCAGTCTTAAACTCTTCTAACAGTGTTTCTATACCTTCTTGTGCCGTACGTGGTGGGAGCTGGTCAAACCAGTTCTTGTTACGTAGTGACCAACCAGATAGGTATTTATTAAGTGCATACTCATCCATCAAGAATAGTAACTTATCAAGCACAATATCCATAGCATGTGTGTCATCAACAAATGGAGCCATGTCAGTAATAGATGCTGCAATCGTAGCAGCTTCTCTACCTAGAGTATCCATAACTCTACCAGATGATGCTGTCACTTCTCTACCTAAAAATCTGTCAACAAGGTCACGCATAGCAAACGCCGCTGCTCTAGCCTGATCTTCGTTAATTACTTCTATCTTAAACTTACCAAGCATTAAGTTCTTTACATCTCTGTTTTCTAAGAACAATGCTTTTACATCGTCAACAGTAGACATGGGATCTATGATATCCATATAAATACCCCACGCTGCTGCGTTCATTTCTTTGGCACTAAATCTAACACCATCTACAATAGCATCAAATCTACCTGTCATTCTTGCAGCTTCTCCTACACCCATCACAGCGTCACGACTTGTAGAGCCTACCATCAGACCTTTACGTCTCATAGCGTCTGTAATAATAGGTGCTGGATCTCCCTTAGATGTACCAGCTTTGATAGCTGTAGTATCTGCTATGTTACGTGCTACGTTACCGGGAGGTACACTTTGTTTTGCTTTTGCTGCATCATCAAGTACATCAGCATTTAAGTCAGGATCAAGTCCGTTAATATTAAGTTCTAACTGTTCGTAGTTGTTAGCAGTTTTTCTTTCGATAGCTGCCTGTGTTTCTACATCTTCCAAGTATTCGTATCTACGGTAGTAATCATCCATACTCTCAATATTAGCTAAAGATTCCTCTAATGCTAACTTTTCATTGATAAGCTGTTGCTCCATACCTCGACTTAGATTCTTACTACCTAATGATAGTATTTCATCTATTTCTTGCATACGTATTAGTTTGTCAGGATCACCACCCATGCTTATGTTAAGCTGTTTGTAAGCTTGTGCAGTATCATCAAGTGGTATCATCCAGTCCATGGTCTTGTGACCACCTTTGATGTCAAGAAATGCTCCAAGTATACTACCAAATATACTAAATGGTGCAGACTCTAACATGTTCTTACCCTTTCTTACACCGGGGCTATCACTTGTAGTAGTCTGAAATATCTGTGGTAAAGGTAATCTACCCTTTGGTCCAAACGTATCAGGAAACATCTGTACCATTGTATCAGTCAAAGTGTCATCTTCACCAATGTCACTTAGACCTAAAATAGTAGCATCTCCTAATCCGTGTGCAGCCATACTAGCTGATAGTTTTTTAAACCAAGGCTTACTAAATAATGCACCACCAGCTAACTTAGTGTTAAGCTGTCCTTGTATTGCGTTACCAGCTATAATAGAAGGTAATACAACAGAAGATACACGTCTAATACCTTGGTGCATATGATTCTCAAGCATTGTAGCCTGATCGTACTTCTCGTCTATCTTGTTAAACCCGGGTATAATTGTACCAGCTGCATCCATTACGAAGTCAGCTAGTCCTAAACCGGGTGCAGATAAACCTTGGAATGTATTGTCTAATCTTTTAAGTGGGTTGTTAGCTTCTAGTGCTTGGCTACGCTGGTTCTGTCTAACTTCGTCAGTAGACATACCAAAGTATTTCTGATTAAATTTTTCTTGTGCTTTGTCTCTTTCGTCTCCTTTTTGATTCCACCATGCTTCATACTCATCTTTCATGGTAGTATGATTATCCTCTATAGATAAGTCTACAGAGCTATTACCAAACTTATACCCAAAAGGAGCAGGGTATACAGGCTGTGCTGATTTGGCTTCTTGTTCCTCTTCGACCAATTCGCCGGGAACGTATGTTTCTTCTTCCATTAGTTCTGTAGCTGTTCTCTATTTTTAGCATTAAGTAGAAACTCCCATGCAGGCATATCAAACTGTGCTTCGATTGCGTCTACACATACTTGTAGAGCTTTCTGATCGTTTGATAATCCAGCTGCTCTGACGCCTAGTATCTCATCACACCATTTGTCAGCACCCCATTGCATGACTGCTTTCTTTGTTCTAGCATCTGCATCTACTGTATTCTTTAGTGTATTTACAAAGTCTTCTTTCTGTACACCTTGTAGTACACTCTCATCCATTAACTTATTTAACAGAGCATTGTTTGTCTTACCTGTCTTAAGTAAATTGTATAAGTGTGTGTTGTTGATTGTAGGACTATTAGATCCCATATCAGCTGCAACTAGATCTACCAGTCCATTTACTCGTGACTGTCCTTTTGTATCACCTAGTGTAGCATCAATCTCAAAGCTAGATATATTACCAAAGTTTTCTCCAGCAAATCGTGTAAATATGATTCTATTAGTTGCACCAGATTTACCTTGCTTTTGCCTAAACAAACCAGATCCACGGAATCCATCTTTGTCAAAGTTGACAAGAACACCGTTGACATATCCTAGTTGTTTATCTATAGACTCTTTAGCACGTGAGTATCTTTCTTGTGGTGTACCATTACGATCAGCTGCATAGCGTGACAGTAACTCAGATCTCATGTAGTCAGCCATAGTAGACGCTGATGGACCAGCAGCTTTATCTAAAACTCCGTCCTTCTCTACTTCGTCTATTGTAGCATCTGTAATCTTTTTGATGTGGTCATCTAAGTCTTCAAACTGTACACCTACTGCTTGTGCAAGACCGTTAAGATCATCATAGATAAATCCTATCTTCTGCTGTTCGTCAGGTAGTGCTGCCCATGCGTGATATACTAATCGCATGTCACCATTTTTATATGCCTGTACGATTGTAGAACTTAATGTTTCAGCATTAATGTACTGACTCTTAAATCCTAGACTGCCAGCAAATAATTCTCTAGCATATTGATTACCGTTAGATGCTTCCCAGTCTGCAAAAAATGCGTCAGGATTCTCTTTGTAATATCCGTCATTCATTCTCTGCTGATACTTAAGTGCATCAGTTTGTAATCTAGCTTTGTTGAGTGTTTCTTGATCTTTCTCTTTCTTTCTAAATCTTTCAGCAAAGTCATCAGCTAGCTCTTGTTTTAGATATGGAAACTTAGCAAGTATATGATTCTTAGGTGAATCTTTGTCAGCACCGGGTATAAGATATCCGTCAGGACTCTCAGGTGTAACACCCATAACTTGCTCTAAATATGTCTGAAAGTCATTGTAGTTATCCATTTCACTCTTTGCCCATCCTACGATGTTAGCTCGAGTGTTAGGTACGATAGGCTTTGAGTATGTGCCGTCTCGTTTTTGTATAGGTCTAGCATTAACACTAGCTATAGAATCTACAAACAATGCGTTCTTTCTATCATAAAATGCTTTCTTTACATTTTCGTATTCTGCATCACTACTAAAATCTGCACGTGTAAATTTTTCACCACTTATAGCTTTAATACGTTCACTAAAGCCATTTATGACTTG